ATGTTGTCAGTTGAAACTGCGCGAAATTCCGCGCTAAACGAAATTCTTTCTTTCACTTATCCGAAACTACACACCGGCTCCTGCTGGTTCATTTCCTTTTATGCGTTCGACCCGGCGAAGGGTGAAATGCGGCGCAAACGGATCAAGATAAATTCGGTGGGGAATGCCTCACAGCGCCGGCGGTATGCTGCGCAAGTTTGTCATCGTCTTTCTGCGAAACTCGAAACGGGGTGGAATCCGTGGGTGGAGGCAGAGGCGGATTATACCTATAAACTATTTTCGGATGTATTGGTGCACTACCGAAATTACCTCCGGAAGTTACAGGATGACGGTGTTCTCCGAAAATCGACCGTACATGGCTATAATTGTTCGGCGGGTATCATGGAACGCTGGAATGCGCAACAAGCATCGCCCATTCGTTATGTCTATCAGTTCGACCGTTCGTTTTGTGTGCGCTTTCTGGATTACGTCTATGTCGAACGGGGCAATTCGCCGACCACGCGCAACAACAATCTGGCCTTTCTGCGGGAGTTCTCGTCGTTTCTGGTTCAGCATTTGTATCTGAAGAGCAAACCAACGGAGGGGCTGAAGAGCATCGGGAAGGGTACGGGCACAAAGAACCGAACGGTCATCGCGCCGGCGGATATGCAACGTCTCCATGACTGGCTCGACGCACACAACCGGCCGTTCCTGCTGGTCTGCTATTTTCTACATTATATGCTTATCCGTCCGAAGGAGATATGTCGTCTTCGCTTGCAGGACATTAATGTCGCTAAACAAACGGTCTATATTGACGGCCAGATTTCGAAAAATAAAAAATCGGGGGTGGTTACGCTTCCGACGCCGATTCTGGAAATGCTCGTCGATTTGGATTTTTTCAATGCTCCGACTTCGTATTATATTTTCTCTACCGGGTTCCGGCCGGGGCCTAAGTTGTGCAGCGAACGGAGTTATCGCCACTATTGGAATAACGAAATTGTTCCGGCGTTGAAATTCCCGAAGGAATACAAGTTCTATTCGCTGAAGGATTCGGGTATCACGGATATGCTTCGGTCGGGGCTTGACCCTCTTTCCGTTAAGGAGCAGGCGCGGCACTCGTCGCTTCAGATTACGGATGCCTATACACCACGGGATGTTTTGAACGCTAATCCACGCCTTCAGAGTTACAAAGGTATCTTATAAGTGGAGAAGAGGGCGGTCAACACCGTCCTCTTCTCTTTTTGGGGTCTCAATCGGTTGAGATTTGCTGTTATGCGAAATATTTGTTTTTGAGAGCAATTAGTTTGTCCCAATACGTGACTATCAGTCCGTCCATGTGGTAGTGGTATTCCCCTTTGTAGTTGGGTATTCCTCCGAGCCGATTTGCCGACCTCTCGGTATAAAAATGGTAGTAGTTAGCCGCGCGGCAGAAAAGGCAATGCAGGCCGCTCGGAATGGCGAATACGGGCAGCCACAGCCATCCCCACCGTTTCGATTGTCTGACATGGCCGAACTCGTGATCGTATACGGGTTCTCGGGCTATGTTCTTGGGAGAGATAAAAACATAGCGTCCCATCGTCATTCCTCCCCGGACGTGCTTCGTTGCGTAGAACACCGCCCCGCCTTGCTTGGTGATCTTCACGCGGTCGAAGCAGAATGCCAAGTACACAAGGCCGATTAGGTTCTGCGGGAGCTGCCATAGGTAGAGCAACACCGCCCATACGATTCTCAGAAATTCTTTCATCGTGTTTTCTTGGTAAATTGGATGTATTCAGTATAAACGATCTGTGTGTGCGGGTTCGACGACACGACCTCCTGCCGGATTGCTTTCGTGCCCCAGCGGATAAATAGGAATCGCCGCGGAACCCGGTGTACGATTTGCCGGAGGGTGTCGATGCTTGTAACGTGGCAGCTCACCGAATCGGTCCGGATTATGCCGTCTACGCTCACATGCCGATCCGCCCATCTGAAAATCTTCGCTTCGGGGACTTTCGGCAGTCCGGAGAATTCCCGATCGAGGGCGGCCTTTACCGAATCGGCAGCCCTTCGCACCCCTGCGCCATATTTCTCCCACGCTGTCGGCTGCGGACCTGCGGGTTCCAGGGGCGCCGTGATCTGCACTTCGGTCCGCGTGGCCGTCGTGGCCGCCGCCTCCAGCCGCCGGACCTTGATCCGCAGCTCCCGGACTTGCGCGGTCAGTTGTGCGTTGTAGCGTTCCATCTCCGACGCCCTGAGTTCGAGCACCTGCCGGGATGCGGCGTGTTTTCCGCTCTCGGTTCGATAGAACTCCACGCTGTCGGTCAAGACCTCGTTGTTGGACTGGACGCGCCTGCGCTCGGCCCGTTCGCCCCGCAGGCGGACCGTTTGCAACCATAACAACCCGCCTATCACGAGCAGGGTGATAATCAGAATGCGTTTCATAGTACCTGCCAGTCGTCAGCGAAAATATCCTCCCATGTGGGGATGTAGGACGTTGCATGGGATTTCGAGCAGTCGTCGTTTACTTCGATGATCAGCACCTGGTCGTGATACGATATGCTGCCGTCCCCTATTGTTCCGATAACAGCTTTCGCACGATCCGGTAAACTGGTCATGCGGGGAACGACTTCCGCTGGTACTGTCTGCGGAATCTGTTTGACGATGAACTTACCAGCCCATGCAGGGCTTGAATAACGGCTGAACGCCTCTCCCTCGTTAAGCCGATCGATGATTTCGGAGAATTTCATACGTTTTGATATTTAAGTTAGAGTAAACCTTCTGTCTTTGCGATCCGCGCCACGTTGTCGATCACCGAGGCCATCACTTCGGCATAGTCCGGCGCCGTGGCGTACTTCGCACCCGTCCCGTCCATCAGCCGGCGGGCAAACTCTTTCGGATCATCGCGGTAGGGCCACGCATCGGCATAGCCCGGTTTGCGGAGCAGTTCCAGGTGATTGTCGAGACATTCATCCAGCGACGCGAAATTTCGGAAATACCGGTAGACGCGGTATTTGTATTTTCCGGGGGCCACTTGCTCGACCGATACGACCCGTTCCGGGGCCTTGAACTTCACATTCGGGGTCTTGAAATATTCGGTCGTCAGTTCCAGCGACACCGGGCCGGTCCAGCTGCTGCCCTTCGTGATCCCGAAGATGTTGTTGCCGACGCCCTTTATCTTCCATCCGGTTTCGAGGGCTGCCTGCGCCGTCACGAAAAGCGGATGCACTCCGCCGGAGCGATACAGCCGGGCCGCCGCGGGGTAAATCTTCCGGACAAATTCGATCTGTTCTTTTTTCGTTGCCATTTTTTTCGGTTATATTATAAAGCCTCGTTCGTTCCGTCCAAATACTTTTTGGCCTCTTCGACCGGGACCTGCATTTTACGGGCGACTTCTCCGGCGAGCACTTCACGGAATATTCGTAGAAACCGCATTTTCGGGTTTACGATCAGGGCCGATCCTCCCATCGACCAGAGTTCGACCAGACAGATCAGGGTGCATACCGTCACCACCGCGATATGGCTTTCCACACCTGCCATTCGCTCGATCAGAATAAATCCGACGATCACCGAAGCATACAGGGCGAGCTTCGATAACATTCCATGCCGTCCGAGTTCGGAGAGCGCGAAATGTCCGCGTTTGATTTGGGCCGCAATGCCCCAGGCCGTATCGAGGGCTACACATACGATCACGGCATTGATAGCCGTCTCGTATCCGGCGAAGAAATTCGCCACGAAGACGCACATGGCGACGCACCATCCTTGAATCGTTTGGAATATCTCTGCCAGTTTGCACCCCATGTTCAGGACTGTTTCTGTAAATTTTCCGGTCATAATTGTCGTTTTGTGTTTCGTGCGCCCCGGGCGCCGGTCAGAGCCCCCGGGGCAATAGAGTTTAATGTTTTGGTATTAAACTAATTCCGCCTCGATGTTTCCGGAGGCGGGGACTGGCCCGAACCAACATTCGCCGTTGTTGCTGGCTTCGATATAGAACCGCTCACCTACATAGTTTGCTAACTCTTCGCCCAGCTCGCTGGATACTTGGGCGAACGAAACTCGAACCTTCAGATCGTCACCCACAGTATACCAGCCTGAACAGATAGATATGAGTTCGAATGTAAGCTCTATACCTTCGCCAGCTTCAACTCCGCAGGCGTGCACGTCGATGATGACCACGCGCTCGTCCGGAACCGCCGGTTCGTCATCGGCTACTGTCCCCCCCCGATGATTTTACATACATTCCGGGGAATGTCAGAGCGTAGTTCATGGAGGGATTCAGGTTGTTGACCTGCGCCATCAAGTTGCATCCGGTAATATCGCCAGTAGAGCCGGATTCCCTTATCCATGATGTTATGATGAGCCTGACGCGTCCGATATTGGTCCCCGTAGCTATCGACTGAATCATGTACTCGAAAACCGGTTGCCCGGCTGCTGTCGGCTTGAATATGGCAATGGGTACTCTCGCTACATTGGACAATGTATTCCCGGAAACACTGACAATGTCGGCCTCAATCATAAACCGGGCTTTGGATGTGAACATTTGGGCCGCGGGTATCGCCTTGTCGAAATTTATCGTCACCCCGGTTCCCGATGCAAGTTGCAGGACCGCGCCGGTGTCGGAGTATACGAGTTCATACCCGGGAATGGGGCCGTCGAACGGCAGACTGCTGCCGGATGAACCGCCAGTTTCTTCCCAGTAGGCATCGGAACCGTCTCCGTAGAATGTTACATTGAAAGTCTTTACACTCCCGGAGTTGAGTTTCATTGTGACAGAGGCCATTCCGACATCGTCTCGGTAGTATTTGGCGAACCCGAATCCTACCCCCTTATATTCTGCGGGCACTTCGGGCGAGTTTTCTCTTATCACGAAGGCTTGAATGTCGGAAACATTGGAGGATATTAAATTCCAGAATGAAGTGGTGAGGGACTTGACACTTCCCAGCAAACCGTTCACTCCACCGCCGGATTCCACCCATTGGATGCTCCCTCCTGCGCCCGTCGTCCTTCCGGAATACGCCTTGCCGGATTGTGTGTCTATTACGGAATACACTATCTGATTTTCAGCGCCTCCGGAAACCCATCTCTCCCACGCCTGAGCAGTACCCACAAACAGTCCGGAGGACTCGTTCGGAGAGTTGTCTCCGACGTCAACACGGATCGGCACGATGTCGCCCGGTTTCTCGAATACAGTCGTATCCGGGAAATCCGCGAAATCGGTAATCTCCAAAGCCCCGGACAATCGTTCGGCGGAATCACCTCCGCTTCCGGCATATCCGAGACTGTTCCATGCCGTCGCGCCGTCCCCGAACTTGAACTTCCGGGTGTCGCTCTCGATGCCGATCTCCCCGGCGAGTAATACGGGGTTCGCGGCGCTCCATTGCGCCGCGGTCCTGTATTGGGGCAGGAACTTTCCTTTTAATATTTTCGTTGCCATAGATGTCAGTCGTTATCGTTCAGAATCATGTCTCCTACTCTTGTGCCGTGAGTACTACTTCGTCATCATCGTTGACGCCCCATCCGACACAGCGGTATGCGGCCGACGCCTCGTCCCAGCGGTATGTCCGGTCATTTGCCGTGTCGATGTAGAGTATTCCGGCATATCCGGTTTCCGGAAACATCTCCCGGGAGCCGAAGTGGACCGGTTCCGCCCGAGATCCCGTATCTGTGTTTCCTATCCACCAGTTCCCGTTCTCTCCGATGTGGGGCGTGCTGCCGTCTTTGCCGCGGTATACCGTGCCGATGAATGCTTCGATCTCTGCCGACGTTTTCACGTCGTCGCTGGGTCCGTTCCAGAGCCAAATCCCGGGACAGGAGGGGATGCAGATATTCCTCGCGGCGTTGTTCCAAAACGCACCGGGCGAGCTGATCCATAATTTCTGACAGAGCCATCCGCTGCCGAGGAAACATTTGGACAGGGGGACATATACGCAGAGCCGGTTGTCGTCGAGTTTTTCACAATGATCGTATATGCCGTTTTTGCGGGATACCTTGAACCGGACGCCGTTGTCGGCGAAGAATTCGATTTCGAAATCTACGCTGTCTTCGGGAACGGGAGCCGGGACCTGATTCCCGTTGTCATCGGATTCTTGAAACTGTTCGATGAATGAAAAATCGGTTTGGTTGTTGAGTCGTATCTTTGCGGCTTTCGTTTCCATGTGCAGGTCGTTTGAGGTAAAATTAGACGGTCGGCGTCGGTCTTGAAAGGACAAATATTATCGTCCCTCGGGGAAAAATTCTCCGGGTGTGATCTGCGGCTCGGGGAGTTCCTCCCGATCGTAAAAACGCCGCTCGTTGCGTTCCGCAAGGTGGTATTTGAAGGTGTAAGCATTCAGTTCGCGTGCCGTGTGCTCGGCTTTGTATTCATCTACGATGATCCGATGCCATTCGCCGTCGCGGCAGACCCAGCGGTCGCGGCTTTTGATGAAATCCTGGTATTGTGCGGCCATGCGTTCCGAATCGATATAGCCGGTGGAAGTCTCCCAGTAGGAGGTATAGTTGTTGGTCAGTTCCTTTTCGACCTCGGAGTTGGTGAAGGTCTCGGCATCTCCCTCCGGTTTGAGAATGGTCCTTCCTTGCATCATCAGCGTGTCGAAGCCTCCCATGCCGTTCACGAACCCGAAGCATTGATCGTCCATACGGGCCTTGCGCAGGAGATAGCGCTGTCCGATCGGGTGGTTGGGCTTGTCGATTAAAGTCGTGACCCCATCCGATATTTGGGCCTTTTGGCTGGTTCCGAAAACATCGTAGGCGATGGGAACGAGGTCCTTTTCCTTGCAGAACTCCTGCCAGCAGGCGCTGAAGCTCGTGTCGATCTGATTGTATGTGTAGGAACCGGGGGTCTCCGAAATCTGTTTGGTGAATGTACGGCCGTCGGCGGTATAAAGCGTGGTGTGAAGTTCCATTGTCTGGTAGGGGTACGTCCTGACAAATGCCAGCCATTGCGGTTGCAGGGGCGTCGTTTCGATGATCTGCGGCTGGTGCGTCAGAAAGTTCCGGGCGAAGAAGTCGATGATTTCAGACGCCGTGTCGAAGGGTTTCGATACTCCTCCCGGCATTAAGTAGCTGCCCAATCTTATGCTTTCGCCTGCTTTGTTAGCTCTCCACGCCACCTGCGGGAGGTTTTTGGAGGTCGTGCACGGACCGGCCAGCGGAGGGACAAGCCGAACCAGCTGGCGGACGTGGATGATGACCTCCCCGTTCGCATCCGGGTGTAGTTCGACATTATCGACTATCACGTTGTCGTCTATGAAATACGATATGCGCATCGGACTCTCGACTTCGGAGAAAACGAGATTGCTGGCATTCTCCGTAAAGGAGATCGCATAGTGACCGCGAATTGTGAATCCCATGTTTTTTTCGTCAAATGTATGGTTTCAGAAGTCGGGATGAAAGGACATTTACACCTCTACGAACTCGGCATTGGCGAATGCTACCGTCGCTCTGTCTGAGAGCGTGATTTCCATGGTCTTGATGAGAAAGAGCCGGTTGTAAAGCATGATCTTGCGCCAGAGTTTGAGTTGCGCGATGTCGGCGGGAGAAAGTACCACATCGGCCTTTACGGAGTCTTTCTTCTTTACCTGCCATTGCGCAAATGTCTCGTGGAATTTGGCATAGAGCCCGTTGGTGCCTCCGATGGCGATGGAATAACGTGTGTTCGCCATCTCGGAGCCTCCGTCGATGTAGGGCTCGGGGCGCGTGAAATAGTTTCCCTGATCGAAGAAGTTGTTTTCGATCAGTAACCCGATGTATACGTCCGAAGGGCGGTTTCCGCCGACGGTGGGGATATCGACGACGGGTGCCATGGCGCGGAGCGTCACTTGTGCGTTCGTAGATCCGGTATAGATAAGCGTTGCGACATTTGCCGGGATGCAAGGGGTACAGATGAAGCCGATGTTGTTTTCGTAGTTTTGGCCGTCGCCGCCTCCTTCAGACAACTCGACCTTGTTGACATTGGCTTGGAATACGATGTCAATGAGTGGTATCGAGGTTTCTGTCTTGTTGAAAATAACTCCTCCCGTCACGCCCGAAGGGCGGCTCCAGTACAAGTAGGCTTTTACGGCCTTTCCCGAATAGACGTTCCCGGAGAATGTCACACGAACATCGACGTAGTTGTCCGAAGTCCGGAATTTGGAGATCAGTTCCTCGTAGTTGGATGCGGAATAGATGCTTTGTGCGAGTTCTTCGCCGAAATCTTCCTCTTTGGCAGGGTCGTAGCTCTGCTCGCCGTTGGCGTATTCCAGGGAGTAGCTTCCGGTCTCTCCGGCAACGATGGCATAGACGTCCGATACTTTCTGCGTCCAGTCGATAAATGTCTTGTCTTGGAGTATCGAACTGTTGGTACGCACGCTGTAGCGTCCTTTCTCGGGGAATATGGTCGCGCAGAACATTTTGAGGATGTTGATGACGAATTCCGTCTTTGTCATCTCGGGCAGGGCCTCCGCGGCATTGAATCCGTCTCCGATATATGGATTGTTCCAGCTGGGTGTTGTATAGGGGATACCGTATCGGTCATTTTGCCACGCTTCGGGCTTGTAGGTTCCGAGTATGGCCATACGATCGAGATAGTCCTGGACTTGGGATGGGAAGATCAGCCTGGGGTGGATCTTCTCCAACAGATAGGCTGCCTTGATTGCCGGAATGATATAGGGGGTGTTGGTGTAGAGGTAGTTGGCGTATTTGTCGATCGAAGAGCATTCCGCCTCTCCTGCGGCCGTGGGATATTCGATCTTTGCGCTGTTGGCCTTGCGGACGATCATCGGGAGTCCGATATCTGGATAATCTCCTTTGCGGGCGTTCTGCACGAATGTTGACATTGCCATGCCTGAGTAGTCCCGGCACGCTATTTCGTGGATATTCCCGGAAAATGCTTCTGTCGCATCGGCACCTACGAATGTGTATTTGAGCGTTTGGTCGGAGAACTCGTCGAACTGGAGCTCCCCGGAGAATAACTCGAACCCCTCGAAGATGATGGCGGCGGGAATCTTCTGCACGGCGGGCGGAATCATCATGACATTGACGAATCGGAATTCCGCTTTGTTTGTCGGCGAGAGCGGGAACTCGATGCCCGTTGAGACGGCCACAGGCATGCGGTCGTCTGCGAAGAGGGGATTTTCGAGGGTGAGCGTTATCTCCTGCCCGGGTGTGATGTCGAGCGTGCGTCCGGATTCGAGACTTTTGATCAGTAACATGTCTATTTGAGTTTTCCGCGGTTCATCATACGTTCGTATTCGCGCTGCTTCTCGATCAGCCCGGCCTTGCCCATCAGGGATACATCGGCGCGGATGGGCTCGTCGAGGCGTTCGGTCAGCCGGACCACCGCCGTGTAGAGCAGCCTGACGAGTGCCGGATCAGAACCTTCGGATGCGGTGGAAGCCGTCGGACTTGCATTGATCGTGTCGATTGCTTGTCCCGGGGAAATGGCTCCGCCTGCGGCCCTGCCGGGAATGTTGTAGAGAGCCGGGAGCACTTCGCCGAAATTGAAGTCCGCAAGGTTTCCCTGCCGCCGCACGGTTTCGAAGAGTCCGATGATCGGCCGGGCCGTGGGGTTCTTCATGGCATCGTTGGGGATGACGTACTCGAGTCCGTCCTCCCCGGTGATGACCGTGGGCCGCTCGACATATCCCCGCTTGTCGGGTTCTACGGATGCCTGGAATTTTCGGCCGTCTTGAGTGCGTGCGACGAGCAGGCCGCCCTCTGCGGCTCCGGCGATGGGCGTTGCGGCGATCATGGCGATCTGCGCGGCACCCATGGCAGCGGCGATTGCTGCCAGACCGAGGCGGGGAAGAGCTTCGGCCACGGCCCGCGCCGTTGCGATCGTGGCTTGAGCGAGATTTTGGGCCTTCTGGCGTTTGGCCTGCTTGATTTCCAGTTCCTCCTGTTTCTTGTCATACTCCTTGTCCATGCGCTCGGTCTCGGCGTCGTATTGTTCCTGAGTCATCAGCCCGGCATCGAGCCTGTTCTCCATGGATTTTTTGCGTTCGTCCTGGTTCTTTTTGAACTTCTTGAGCGAGGCATTCTCCTTGGCCGTCATCATTTTGTCGTAGCCTGAATAGAGAGACATCGCCATCTCGGCAGCCTCTGCGGCGGCCATTAAGCCCATTCTCAGTTCATCGGTTCCGCCCTGGCCGTTGGATATGTTTTCGAAGAACCGATCCCAATCGTCCTGCGAAAACCCCAAGATGTCGCCCTGCTTGGTCGCGAACGAATATCCCAGATCCTTTACGGCGTTCTTCGCCGCGGCGAGTTTGACAGTGATAGTATCGATCATCTCCTGGAGATGCTGTTTTTCCTCGTCGCTCAGCAGTTCAGAATCGAGGTCTATCGATTTGAGGAGACCTTCGGCCGTAGGAATGTCGATCTGTCCTTCGGAGAAAAGCGTCTGGATTTTTGACAGCATTCCGGAGTAGTATTCGGTGTCGAAGGCTTTCAGCTCTTCGATCAGCTGTTTCTTGATCTTTTTGCGCTGTGCGGCGGTGAGGGTCTCCAAGGATAGCTCCTCGTTATGCTGGGTTACCATCAGGGCCCGCTCCTGCTTGTAGCGGTTCTCCTCGGTTTTCAGGGCATCGAGGGCCTGCTTGAGTTTTATCTCCGTGAGTTTGCGTGCATGGCTTCGGGCGAGTTGCTCGAGCATGGCCGTGTTTCCGGCGTACTTTTTCTGCTGCTGGGCATAGAGCGCCTCCTCCTTCTCGACGGGATCGGTGATGCTGTCGATGCGTTGTTTCTCGATCTCTTCGAGGTCTTTTTGTTCCTGTTTCTTTTGTTGCAGGAGCAGGGTGGTGAGCTGCTCCTCGACTTTGAGGCGCTCCTTGCCTTTCAGTTCTCCGGAATTGAGACGCCTGTTCAGGGAATCGATGTTGAGTTGCAGGAGCTGGTCGTTGTACTCCTTTTCGGTGGCGATCTTCCCGTCGAGGAATCTCTTTCGGAGCGCAATGCGCTCGGCGATCTCCTTTTCGTCGAGCCCTTTGTAGGCCGCTGCGGCCGCGGCTTGCTGCGCCTGCTTTTCCTGACGCGCCTTTTCCTCTTCTTCGCGCTGCTTCTTTTCCTCTTCCGCGGCGGCTTTCTCAACCTCGCGCCGCTCGTTCTGGGCCGAGATCATCTCCTCCAATTCCTGACCGTTCAGGCGTTTGAGCTGTGCCAGGGCGCCCTGTCGGATTTCTTGGGCATGGGCGATAGTTCGCTGGAGTGCTGTTACTTCTTCGGAATTCAGATCGCGTATGCGCCCAATATCACCGCCGAGCGAACCTCCTGTATAAGTAGTTCCTCTTTCGATTTGCGATTGAGCGTTCTCAATAATCCGTTGTTGCTTCTCCACCTCTTTTTCGAGGTCCTTGATCGAATCGGCATAGACGTATCTCAGACGGGCACGTTCGGATTCGAGAAACCGGTTGATTTTTTCCGTGTTGACCTCTATGGCGTTACCGTATTCATCGACAGCGCTGATTGCCCCGGGGTAGGCATCGGCGAGTTCTTTGGTGACGGTTTTGAGCCGCTCGTGTTCGTCGGCATTCAGTTCGGTTTTGCTGCGGAGCGTTTCGTACTCTGAAACCAGCGGAGGGATGGTGCTTTCCAGCGTGGCCACCCTGTCGAGCTGCTGGTCGAACTGGTCTATGAGGGATTCGCTGGGCCCGATCAGTTTGGTGACGCCTTCGATCAGCCCGGTGATCCCGTCGATTACGGCCTTTATGAATCCCCTGCTGTTGTAGAAGGAGAGCATCAGCCCCTCCCATGCGCTCTGCAAGAGTTTTACGGAACCTTCGACAGTGTTCAGCCGCTCTTCCTGTATGCGTTTGAGTTCCCCGCCGACATCTTGCAGGCTGTCGCGGAGTTCTCCCATCGAGCCGGCACCCCGCAGGAGCGTGTTGAATGCCGCCACGCTGCGCTTGTCGGTCAGTTCGAGGGTCTTGGCCAGGTCGATGCCTTTGGCGTCGAGCCGCTGGAGCCCGTCGATCAGGTCCGGCAGGGAGCGTATGGGCTGGCCGAGTTCCTTGGCGAGTTTCCCGTTCGCATCGGCGAGGTTGAGCAGGATGTTGCGGGTCGCCGTCGCGGCGCTCGAAGCATCGAAGCCGCTGTTTGCAAGGGTTCCGAGCAGGGCGATGGTATCCTTGACATCGAACCGGAACGTTTTGGCCACCGGCCCGACGATCGACATGGCGGTTTGCAGGTACTCGAACGAGAGGGCGGACTTGTTGCACCCTACGGCCATCGTCGCCAGTACGTCATCCGTCTCGGATACATCCTTGCCGAAGGCCCGGAGCGTTGCGCCGGCCAGCGCCGCGGCTTCCGGGAGTTCCGCTCCGACGGCCGTGGCGAACTGCAACACGGGTTTCGTCATCTGCAATATCTGCGGCTGGTTGAAGCCCAGCTTGGCCAGTTCGGTTTGCAGGTTCGTGACCTGGGATGCGGTGTATTCGGTCGTCCGTCCGAGTTCCAACGCCGATTTGGTGAGCCCCGTCATCTGGGAGACATGGACGCCGAGGATCGTCGAGAGGTTCACGTTCGCCTGCTCGAACTCCCGGATTTTGTTGATCCCGCCGGTGAAGAGACTGAAGATGCCCTTGAGGACGTTGTAGTAGACGAACAGTTTTCCGACGGCAGCCTCTATTTTCCCGAATCCCAGTTTGTCGAACACGCCCTGTATTCCCCGAGAGACGCCGGTCAGCTCGTGCAGTCGGTTCTTTGTAGTTTGCAGCTCGGCGTTCAGCTTTTTCCACCTGGCATCCCGCGGGTCCATCTGGCTCAGTTCCCGGGAAAGGTTCCTTACATGCTTGCGGAGTTCCCCGATGGTCATCGTATTGACGTTCATCTGCCGGGTCAGCGTGTCGAGCCGCTGCTTTGCCTTGTCGGCGGATGCGGTCTGGCTGTCCAGCCGCTTTTTGAGATTGTCGTACTGGACGGTGTTCTGTTTGCCCTGGCGCTCCAACTCCGCCATCTCGGCGCGCGTCTTCCTGATGCTCTCCTGCCAGTCGTTGAAGGCGTCTTCGGCCTCCTTGATCTTTTTGCGGCCGTCGTCGCCGTTTACGATGATATTCAGCCGGAGGTCTTCCTCTCTGATTTTCGAAGCCATTACTGCGGGTTTTGTTCGTTAAACTGTACTTTGATACGCTGGGCCACTTCGTCGGTGAAACCGTACAGGAGTTTGTATTCGATGTTGGCGAGGGTGTATTCGATGAACCGGTTGTGTATCTTGCGGTTCTGGCGAACCGTCCGGCGGCCCCGTCGCAGGGCCTTCATGTCGAGGAACCGCTCGTAGATTTTATGCGTGAAGGCCAGCTTGCCGGAGAACTCGTCGCCGGAGGATACGTCGATCCTTCGTTGTGCGAAAAGGTTCCCGGAATGCGCATTCGTTTTTTCGCGGATGGCGTTGCCCTGATAATACAGCAGGCGGTCCCCCTGCTTGGCGAGGACCTCCCGGACGAAGTGTTGTTCGACGAGTGACGGCATGACGGTTGTTTTGATGCAAATGTAGCCGGCCGTGCCCGCGGCGGAAAGGACAGAACAGGGCACGAAAAAGCCCCGCGGGGAGCGGGGCCGATACATAGAGGTCGGGATCGTGTCCGGGGATCACGAGGGGAGTTTTCCCGATGGATTCAGGTAGATCGCCTGTGTGAAACTCTCCTGCTGCGTCCGGGAGGAGTTGTCTTGCAAGATGTATCCCAGGTTTTCGCGCGTGAGTTTGCGGATCATTTCGCTCTGGCTGGTGACCGTGTCGATCAGGCGGCTGAAAACTTCGAACTCGTCGCCGGTCATGCTTACAGTTTTCTCGTCGATCTTCATAGCCTGCCCTCCCTGGTTGAGTTGTCGTGTGTGAAGTTCTGGAACTGTCGCATTGTCTCACATCCGATCATCCGCTGTATGTCGAACAGCATGGCCTGCATCAGACCTTCGATCCGGTTGTACTCGTCCGGACGGTTCGGTTCCTGCTGCCGGTTGTGTTGTTTTCGGATAATCTTTGCGGCGAGGCGGATGTCCGCCATTGCGCGGTAGACGCTGCTGTGCGCCTGGATCAGCGCCGGATCGACGAGCACCCGGCGATCCGTTGGGGTGGTGTTTTTCATGTTTGGTTTAGACATTAAACAATTAAACAAAAGTGGTTCGCCTTTCCCGCTGTCTAACACCAAACTGGCTTGCCGGGGCATTAACCATCCGGCACGGGGGTACGAAACCACTATAACTACAAGCATAAAAAATGCCCGCACGTTCGACGGACATCATCCGCCAGTTTGAATGTTAGACATCACAAATATAGGAAACTTTTGTGAAGATGCAAAAAAAGAGCGACTTTTTGTCGCTCTGTGGGTTAATTACCATCGAAAAGTTCGGTTTCGTCTTGTCAATCACGTTGATTGCTATAATCGGACTTCAATATTCAATTTCCCGCCTAATCCGCGCTCTACAATATCGAACAGCGTTTTGAGAGTGATGTTCCCGCCATCGTTTTCAACTTTGGAAATAAACGTGCGCTTTTTGTCGATTCGGTCGGCCAGTTGCGCCTGAGTCATTTCTTTCTGTTCCCGTGCCGTTCGGATTTTCAGACCGATCCGCAATGCGTCGAGATCGCGTTCGATACGGTCGCGTTCCGGCGTGCCTATTTCGCCGTAATATTTCGTCTTGATCTGGTCTAAAGTTTTCGTTTTCATTTTTTTGTCTCCTTTCTTTTTTCGTCGTAGTATTCCGACATGATTTTTTCGGCTTTTTTGATCTCTCCCGGTGGGGTTTTCTGTGTCTTCTTCTGGAAGCCGCACAATAATACTACCATTTTGTTGCCATCGAAAAAGCAGAAAATACGGAATATGTCGCTTCCGAGTTGTACCCGTATCTCAAATAACCCATTAGTGCCTTCGATATATTTCAAATATGTAACGGGAACTCGCTCGATCTGCTCGATGATGTCGAGTACCTTGATGATTTTGTCCCGCACCTTCTGCGATTGTTTTTCGAAGAACTCTTCGAAATAATCTTTATAGGTAACGACTTCCCTTGCTTTTTTCATATTACAAAGGTAATTTATAAATTACATTTGTGCAAATATTCCGCCGGAAAAACAAAAAACGCCCCGAAAAATCGGGGCGGATGTGAAAATGCGGGAGAGTCTACCGGATCGTTATGGTCGCGCACCACCCGTTCCAGCCTCCGAAGACGTTGTATTCGGGCGTCACGACGACCTGTTCGATTTGCATTCCCGCCAGATAGGGACATGCCCCGTTGTCGGATTCGCGTATCGCCCTGCGAAATGCTTCGAGTGTCTCTGTCATCAGGGCGTGTAGCCGCAGATATTCGTCTGTATCCACGATTTTACCGGAGACCATCCCGGCGCCTTTCGAGAGTATCCAGACGATGACGGCGTTCTCCTCGTGGTGAACGTCCACATTCTCCATGTCGATCTTCGCCCCCGGGAGCGTCATGATCATCTGTGCTTCCGTTATGGCGGCGTTCCCGAGAATCTTGGTCGCCGAACTTTCGTCTACGACGGCATTTGCCTCCCGGATTCCGGGAATCCGGAGTGCGGCGAGGAACCGGATGAGTTTAGCGTTTTTTGCGAGCAGCAGCATCGTTTCGTTTTTTGTAGTGATACAATAGGGAAAGAATTTCGACCAACCCCTGCCGGTCGGCCTCTTCGATACTTCCGAAGATTCGTTTCTCGGCCAGATCGTAGAGCAGGGTGATCCATCCGAGCGATTCCCCGTCTTCGGGTGTTTCGGAGCTGAACAGTTCGGCGAAGGAGATCTCCTGACTGCCGATGATGAAGCGCCCGGTCTGCATGTACCTCACGCATGCGGAGAACCAGAGCAGCATGAGCTGTTTCTGCCATGGCTTGAAGCGGTGGCAGAGGCCGGCGTACCGGTCGAGCGTATCGGGCGAGTAGGGGACGACGCGGCGGCCGGAGGGCTGGAGCGGCCCGGCCGGCCGGTAGAGACATGCGAGCATCCGGTCGAGATGGTGCTCGTCGTTGGTTTGCAGATAGAGCTGCATTTCGTCCGATGCCCCGCGGAACTCTGCGAACGAAATATCCAGCAGGGCCTCTGCCGGGCCGAAGAGCCTTCGCCAGCCGATGCGCACCGAAGGCCAGAAGTTGCGCACGGAGTCGAACCGGATCTGATAACCGTCGGATGTTTTTTCCAGAATGCCGCCGAGAAGTTGATCGCAGAGGAGAGCGACCTGTTCGGCCCGTCGTTCGCGCTGCGCCGGCGTCTCGGGATGCCATGCTGTTCGGATCGCACTCCGGAGTGTCCGGCGGATTCCGCACAGTTTGTACAGAACCCTCACCCGGAACTCGTCGATGGACATAAGCCCCGCGCGATGTTTCGCCAGGCATTGCATGATGTGAACGACCTGACGGCCGGTCATCTCGTCGTATGTCGCCGGGATGTCGATCCTGATACCCCGGCCGGGAATTTCGAGCGTGTTCATCCGGCAGTGAAGTATTTGTTTCGGGGATCGTTCTCTGGCAGCGGGTCGTATCGGGCTGCGACGTTGCGCCGCTTGGTCACGGCCTTTTGGAGTTCGGTGAGGGCGTCCGTGGTTTCCTCTTCGAGCGTGCGCAGCAGGTATCGGGTCGTTGCGATGTCGGCCGGTTCATTCGCTTTTCCACCCTGGAAGGATGCCGAGAATCGGCGCACGACGGCATCCGGAAGAATCTGTACCGACATCCGCTTTACGGCGGTCTGCACGGCATAGAGCGGTATGCACTTCTTTGCGGCTGCGGCGATCTCCTCGAGGTTGTCCTCAGCAGTATCCCCTGCGAGAATCTTCCGGAAGTTTTCCTCCCCGACGACCCGCACGATTTTTCGCTCCTGGCATTCGACCATAAAGGGAACGAGCAGATAGAACGTGTGGTAGGAGTTCTCGATCGGGAATACCTCCTGAAACTCGTCCAGCGAACGCACGAGGGACGCCTCGAGCCGTTTGAGCACCGGAGCCTGCCGCCATTCCGGGATGTCGTTCTCCTCGAAGAGGCGGTACATGGCATCCAGCAGCCGGTGGTAACGGTCGAGCAGGGCGCGGTCGTCCATTTCGATCTGCCAGCGCCACGGGATGGACTCGTTTTCCTTGTCGAGTTTCACTTTGCGCCCCTCGTCCTCATGTCCTACGGTGTTCTGCTGGTAGAAGCGGTAGACGGCCAGCGCTGCGACCGGAAGGCGGACCGCACGGGTTATCCGGGCTTCGAGATCGGAGCCGGAGGTTTCGAAAGCCGGAGAGTTGTAGTAGGTTTCGGTCCGTGTGAAGAGTTCGTTGCCGATCATGCGGTGGATGTCCGCCTCTGCCAGCGCGATCTCCGTGGCGATTACGGAGTAACGGTTTGTCTGGTAATAAATGCCCAGCAATTCCTGAAGTTCGGCCGGACCGTCGTTGTCTTTGTTGAAAAGCATGGCATCAGTTGTTTTTCATACGTTCGGATTCGGAGATTCCTTCCTCGGACATGACTACTGCATGGTAAAACCCGAGTTGGTAGCGGGTTCCGGGGAAGTTGTAGGCGATAGCCTGGTTGATGGGACCGAGGATTACCCGCTCGGGGATGCGCGTGTCGAAATGCAGGAACACCTTGAGGGCGTAGAGCATTTCGGAGCCGCTGGCGAGTTTGCCGTTCACCATGATGTTCGTCAGCGAGGGGTGGAGTGCCATGCCTGAAGTAATCGCCGAGGATGCTGCCTCGCTGATCTTGAGTTGCGCCTCCACGAAGTCTTTGATCTTCTGGTCTACGGGCTCGATCTTCCATGTGATGAGATTGTGGTCGTCATCATAGGAGTCGATGGACTCGAAGAATTTCCCGGCGTTCTGTTTCCCGGAGAGGGTCTCGGTCAGAGCGTCGAGGATCTTCTTTTTGGCCTGTTTGTAGCGGGCTTCGATCTCCTCGGGCTGCTCTTCGGGATACTTTTCCCGAAGTTTTTCTTCGATCCGGTCCCAGTATCCCTGCGGGGAGTGTACGTGATAAGCCAGATTCAGCCCGTTTTCGGTTACATGCCGGAAGATCATCGGGATGTCCGAACCGCGGAGAATCCAGCGGATGGCACCCATGAATCCGGGCGTAGCGTAGAAATTGCGTCCGAAAGCATAGGTGTAGTTGTAGGATGCCGAAATCGGGTAGCGGCCCGGATCGGTCGGATCGAATACAGGATAGCTCTGCAGTCCGGAATTCACACATGCCGTTTCGAAATCCCCGACGAGGATGTGCCGCACGTCGTCGATATTGCGGGAGTCGGCCCATTCGAGGCGGGCGTCTTTGGCGCTGACGAACTCCAGTCGGGCGATGCGGCGGCCGTGTCCCGGCAGGCGGTATCCGCGTTCGAGGGGATGTATGGCGAAGAACCCGCCCGTGTGGAGATAGTCCGTCGCGGCCTGGTCGATGAAACGATCGTAGTCCCAGGATCGGAGCCATGCGGAGATGTTCGGGTCATCGACCCAGCGGCGTGTGATCCTGCCGCCGTCGAAGGCGTTTTCGTAGAGAAACGCGCCCTGCCCGGTCAGCAGGTTCTGCTTGCGGTGGAGTACCCCCGGAGCGAGGTTGTTACGGGCCATGATGTCACGGATCATCACGGGAAAGTCATTGTTGATGCCGTAGGGGACGATCTTGTAACCGCGCACGGTCTGGTAGGTTTGCTCCCAGTTGCCTCCGCCGTCGGCTGCCATGTCGAAGATGTAGCTGTCGAGACTGCTGCGGGGGCTGGTCGAGAGCGAGATGGCATGGCCTCCGAAGTCGAGGATGGCGGCCGAATCGGAGAGATGCCGGATTTTCGGTTTCTTGCCGGTTGTCTGTTTCTTCATTGTAAAACTACTTTCTGTCCGTTGAAAATCATCAGGAGCGGGCGGTAAAACCGGCGGGCCTCTCCGGTGTCGAGGTCCACGTACTCCTCGAGCAGTTCGGCGAAGCGATTCCCGTCGGCATGGGGCCGCGGGCGGAGCCGGGCATGCCGCACGTCCACGATCCCGTGGCTCTCCTGTGCCGATGTGGAACACGACATGAAGGAGAAGGAGAACGGTTCCCGGCGATCCGAGAGTTCCCGCATCTGTTTGATGGCTGCATACAGATCCATGACGCAAAAATACCCGCTGTTCGGTGGGGTGAAAGGACAAAAGACGACCGGAAAAGTAAAAAAGCGCGACTAATTGTCACGCTTCGGGGTATAAATTCATGAGCAGGATTCTTATTTATCCATTTTCGGGTGTTTGAATCCTATCGGTCGGGCCGGTTTGCTGCTCTGCGGAATTTTAATCGAAAGGGCCGCGATGGCTTGGTAGATGTTGTCGAGTTCTTGGCGCATATCTTCCGACAGGTCGCTGACCGCTTCGGCATTGTCCCTGCCCGTCTGTTCCAACAATGCAAGTTTCGCCCGCATTTCAGCCAGTTCCGCTGTGATTTGGGTTGTTGTGGTGATGTAGTTGCGCATTGCTACGAAAGCATCTATAATTAAGATACTCACTTGTATCGCGGTAGGACTTCGCAATACGGCGGATAACATTGATACCCCTTGCTCGGTAAATGCGTATGGAAGATAACGGGTTCCGCCATGTGCTCTTGAGGTGCCAATTTGGAACCTCAAGTTCTCGAACTCTGTTTTATTGAGTTGAAACATATAGCGTTCGGGGAAGCGTTCGATATTGCGCTTTACCGCTCTATTTAAGGCTTTCGTCTCCACTTGGTATAGTTCTGCCAGATCGAAGCCCAGCATGACCCGCTGGCCCCGGATTTCGTAAATTTTGCTCTGAATGGGTTGTAATCGCTCCATCGTACCGATTATGGGGTTTAATAACACAAATGTAATTTACAAACCATGTTTTTGCAAATTGAGACAAAATTTGATGTCACAAATTGTGACATCAAACCGAGGTTGTCGGGAAAATTCCTTATCTTTGCCCCTACATAGGGGTTGAGATCCATCGGAGAAAAACGATGAATTTCTCCTGTTTCGGGGAGTTTGGGTGCGTCAAACTCCCTCTTTTTATGCGTTTACGGGAGAGAAATGGGGCGATTTCCGTTCGGAAAAAGGCGGTTTTTGTATGGTTTTTCAGAGTTGATTCGGCGTAATACGCTGGAAATTAACCGAAAAGGGCTGAATGTTCGAGAAAACGATTGTTTCGTGTGCGAGTTGAGCCCGAGCCGCTCTCTCCTCCTTGTGCAATTGCACGCCTCCCGGAAAGGTGAAATATGACACTTCGCCCCGGATAGAACAGGCACGAAAAAGCCCCGCGGGCAAGCGGGGCCGGTACATAGAGGTCGGGATCGTGTCCGGGGATCAGCAGGCCGGGGCGTCGGCTTCGTGCTGCCCGTCGAATAGTTCGTCGGCCATGCGGCAGGCGATCATCTTTGTGACGCCGATCATGGCGTTGGCCAGATCGCCCTCTACCTCGAAAGCAGCTTCGCAGGGCGTGAATTTCTTCGGATCGTCGTGTGTGTCGAGATAGGCGTCGAAGCGTTTGCGGATCTCCTGGAGCTGGAGAAGCATCTCGCCCAGTTCTCGGTCGATGAAGAGCTGCGGCATCGTGGCCGCGGAGGTTGTGGTGTTTTTCATCGTGGTATTGAACATTAAACCGTAAAACAAAAAAGTGGTTCCGTCTTTCCCGCTGTTCAACACCACGACGGCTTGCCGGGGCATTAACCATCCGGCACGGGGGTACGAAACCACTATAACTGCATGCATAAAAAATGCCCGCATGCTTGGCGGACATCAGCCGCCGTCGTAATTGTTGAACGATGCAAATATAGGGAACTTTTGGAATAATGCAAAAAAACGCGACAAAAATGTCACGCTTCGTGGTATAATATAGAGTGGAGCCTATTGTAATCGCATCTGCAATCCAAGTGCTCCGGCGATCCGCAACAGGGACGAGAGTTGCACGTCTACTTCTCCTTTTTCGATACGGGCTATATAACTCTGTTTTGCGCCGACTTTTTCGGCCAGAGCCGCCTGCGACATTTTCAGTTCCTTGCGGCGTTCACGGAGGATTTCGCCGTAGAACCAGGCTTTCGCCCTGGTTTCCATTTTCTCGCGCTCGGGGCTTCCGGCCGGGCCGACATATTCGGTCATCAGCTCTTCGGCCGGGCGGAAATTCTTTCTCAGTTTTTCGGGGTCTACTCTCATAATTCTACCTCCTTCATTATCTTTTTGGCAATTTCGATTTGTTTCTTATAGTCCTTGACGGACTTTTTCAAAAAGCTGTTCAGCAGATATATTCCGGTTGCCTTTACGAAATTATCGCTGTCGATGGCAAAAAGTACGGTTCGGTATTCATTATATCCTACCGATACACGCATTTCGTAGAACTCGGTTCCTTCCAGTTTCTTTACGTACTTGGTCGGGAGTACCAGCACGGTTTCGGTCATCTGGATCGTCCAAATGTATTTTTCGCGGATTCGGGTGTCGAGACCGTCGAAAAATTGTTTGAATTCCTTTGAGTAGTAAACCGTTCTTACTTTCTTATCTGCCATTACAGTCACATTTCATGCCACAAATATAACTAATTAGTTATTGCTTTGCAAGTATTCAGCAGGAAAAACAAAAAACGCCCCGAAAAAATCGGGGCGCTGCTCTCGTAGGCCCAGACGAGAGCGGTGTCAAAAAATAAGAGTTGCTTGGGCCTAAATATTATCAGCGGCCGCATTGATGCGCGCGGCAATGTCATGCAGGGCTTCGCGCAGCCGTTCCCGTTCGGCAGGACTGAACTCCGCTGCCTTGCCGTTTACGTCATATCCGGATATGCGTTGGTATATCCACGTGCGGGTCTTGCCGAAATAGTCAGTCGAGACGGTGCTCCATTTTACCAGCAACAGAATGTCTTTGAGTTTGTTTTTCATTGAAGTCATATTTGAGAACCCCCTCCCTTGACGGGAGGGAGTATTGGTTAATCTTCGAGATCGTTTTCTTTCAGAGATTCAAACAGGTAATCAAGATAGAGATTAATTTCGATTGATGGATTGTGTTTGGCATTGCGGAAATTTCGGAGCATTTCGATCAATTCCCATTCTTTTTCGGATAATTTTTTAATTACTGTTTTCATATAGCTCTTATTTTTTGACAATACAAATATAATAATCTTTTGTCGATTGTGCAAGTTTTTCGCCGAAAAAATCAACAAAAAAACGCCCCGAAAAAATCGGGGCGGGCGTTTCGGAATCTGTTCAATCGCCAAACAAAACAAAGTTATGAAACGCTTATCTTCATCAGCTTTTTAGCGATGTCTTTGAGTGCGAAGTTTAGAGTTTGCTTTTTTCGTCGGTAAATTTCGCAGGTTTGCCATTGGCAATATTTCCGTTTACGCGCTGGTAGAGCCACTCTTTGGTTTTGCCGAAGTAGGTCTTCGCAATATATAAAAGAGAGATAATGGGCAGGATATCTTTCATCTTTTCCTTGTCATCTCCCCGTCTATCCGTGCGTTGGTCTCTCTTAACTGCTCTAATGTGGCCTGCACTACCGCTTTGGCATCCGCATCGATTTCGGCGCGTATTTCGTCGAAAACAGCCTCGCGCTCTGAGTCTGTTTTGGCCTCCATATACCGGCTCTTGAGAATATCCATTTTATCTTTGGTTGTCAGTACGTCGCATTTGAATTCAAACTCCAATGCGGGATATTCTTTCCCTTCGGCCCGGCACATAGCCTGCATCTCTGCATAGGAGTTGTAAAAATCCGCAATGGTTTCCGCGACAGTTTTACCCTGTCCCATCAATCCGAACGGGATTTCTTTGATAAATTCCATGTTGGCGTCAAAGGTGCCGTCGGCGCCACGTTCGATAATTACTTGTGCGTTCATTACAAAGAGACTGTTGCGAGTTCTTCTCCGATTTTATGAATTTCGGCCAAAATCATCCTTTCTCTTTCCGGAGACGGCTTTTTTGACCCGCTGATATATTGCGCAAGGAGACTTTGAGCGATTCCCAACCGACGCGCTACGGCCGACGCATTCAACTCGGGATGCGCGATGAACAGCCTGTATAGGGCAGGCTCGTTCCGCTTCCGGAAGAATCCGTCGAAGTTCAAATCCTCGTCGATCTCCGGCCAGTGGATGCCGAAAGCGTCGGTTTCATAATTTCCCCGTTGTGCGGGTGTTGCGTATTTCAGCCGGGGATACTCGTCGAAATTCTCGTGAGATTCCCGTCCGTCGGCAGTTCGTATCCATACCGCAGTGTCGGTAAGCCATATTTTTTCGATTTGTTCCATAGCTGCTACTTGCTTTTGTTGAAAAATTTGTTCCAGTGTTCGGCAATCACCTCTTTGTTTTCTTCGATTACCGATTCTGCCATTTTTATTTCGGATGGTTTTAATCCGTGGTTTCTACTGGGTCGAGCAGGAATTTTGCGCTGATATTGCCTTTTACGACATGGACATGTATCGGCTCGTGATCATTGGCGTAAAAGAGGAACCGGAATCCGAATAGGATAAAGATGGTAGGCATGTTTTTCATGTTTTCGTTATGCAAATATAGGTAATAAATTTATTACCTGCAAATCTATTGCCGTAAAAATCGAAAAGCCGCCCCGGGCAAGCAGGGCGGCATGGGATCTGACATAAATTTCGCTTTGAGGAAAACTGGACTAACATGCAGCAATAGGTTGCCATTAACTGCAAAGCCTGCCGAGACTATACCCCAACCCGGGTTATGCTTTATGCCTACTCTTTGGAGATCCCATCATTTTCCGCAAATGTAGTTCGCATTTCTGCGACGAGCAAATATTTCACCGAAAAAAATCAACAAAAAGCGCCCCGATTTTTTTCGGGGCGGGAACCGCATAAGTGTTTATCAGCCGGTTTTAGATTGCAGCATCGACGCGGATCGGCCGCGTGCCTTTGCGGGTCAGAGCCACCCATGTCTTGCGCATCACGAGGTATTTGAACGCGTCGGACATGTTGGTCGATTCCATCGGCAGCCTCTCCGGCGGGAGTTTTTCGCTTCGTTTATCCTTTGCAATCTGATCCTTGTCTGTTTTCCGGGTCTTGGCGCCTTCGAGCGACGCTTTGAGGGGTCGGCAGTTGTACGTGTCGATCAGAATGGCCGGAAGGTGGGGATTCCGTCCGGATAGGAGTTCCTGCATGTAGACGTACTCGTCAGCCTGGCCGATGTTGCCTTGGTTCCTGGATTTGAGAATCACTTTCCATCCGGTTCTCCTGCCATCGGCATTGCATTCGATGGCTTCCTTGATTTTGGTGGCCAAATCTTCTTTCTGGCGCCGGTAGTTGTTTCCGGCTCGATCGTAGTAGAGGTTTATGGTTTTCTCTTTGTGTTGTGCGAAATAGGCGAGGAAATCATCCGCCAATTCCCGCAGGAACGCCGGCGGGAGTACGTAGAAGGTTTTGAGGCATCGGAGGATGTGTCCGTCGTCCTGTGCCACGACCATCGACTGCATATTCCCGAAATCCATTCCCACGTCGAGGGCGCGCTTGGGATCGAGATAACGGAGGACGCTGCAATCTTCCCGATCCCGCAGGCCGAATGCGTTTTGTACCGACAGGATATTCCCGTCGTCGAAGAAATGCCGCTCTCCGAGGTTGGCATAGAAGCGCATTCCTGCTTCGAGTCTGGGGCGCATGGAGAGGATCGCGGCGTTCACATCCGCGAGCTGCGTGGACATCGCATCTTCGAGATATTCGAGCGACAGGATGTCCACGTTGACATACGAGGATGCCAGCAGAAATACGGTGCGGGCCTTCGGGTGCTTGCGCAGTTCGTACCAGTCCGCATACCACCTGTTGAGCGTGCGGAGCTTGTTGCAGTATTCTTTCCGGTCTTCGTCCGTGCGTGTCTGCATGAACCGCTCTTTTGCCGCGATATATTCCTGCGTCGCCTCGTTCACCACAAGGGCCGTTTTGTAGAGTGTGAGCACCATCTCCTTGTCCATGCTCTTGAGGTCCTTGAATATCCAGTCGTACTCCCCGACATTGGAGGTGTTCGGCATGTCCGTCGTGAAGGTTCGCCCGCGGTAGAACGGGGATCTGCCGAATTGCACCCGGTATCCCCGCACGGCTTTCAGGAGGTTTGCGATCTTCTCTTCGGGAAAATATTTGGCTTCGTCGCCAAACACATGGACGTAGGAGCGGCCCGCCAAGGAGGCTGGGCGGTCGAGCGATCCGAATGTGAGGTTGAATCCCGTGAAGAAGACGATCGTGCGCTTGTAGCTGACGATCTTATTGAACGGCTTCCAGAAATGCGGGCGGAGCCACTGGGGGAGGTCCTCGCATTCCTTGTCGGAGTATTCGGGGGGCTGTTTTTCGATGATGAAGTGCGTGTTTTCCCGGTACCCTTTCCTTTCGAGTCCTTCGAGGACGGTGGGCAATACGTTCGCTTGCAGATTGGTGAAAGTATCCGCTACCCATGCCGCGGGAGCTCCGGGCATGTCGTACATCATTGCGATCAGCCGTTCGACCTGAATTTCCGAGGTTTTTGCCGATCCGCGTCCTGCGATCAGCGCGAGGTTGGTCGGAAGGATCATCGCCAGGAACTGCGCGAGCCAGTTCATCAGCACTTCGGCGACGTAGGGCTTCGCCCCTGTTTTAATTTTGGCTCTGTTCGGCATATGCGATGAATTCTTCGATGTTTACGTCTTCGATGAATGCGTCGTTGCGGACGCGCCGCCGTTCCCGCTCGGGAATCTGAAGGGCTGCGATATGCTGTGCGAGTTGCTGTCGGTTGACCTTGGGGAGTCCCGATACCTCGGGCGTCAGCGAGAATACACGTATCGGGCGGAGGTACATGGCTGCGGGAAGTTTCTGAACATCTTCCCTGTCGAGTCCTCGGGCGGCGCGGCTTTTCATCATCAGATCGCCTGCGATCTCGAAATCTTTGGCCGACTGTGCCGTGTCTGCCACCTGCACGGCCCAGTCGTAGAGCATGTCGGCGTATTTGTTCCGCAGGGCTTCGCGGTCGCTGTTGCGGTTGGAATAGAAAAGCGCATCGGCCTGTTCGTATAGATCCACCGCTTTCGCATAGGTCATTCCGTATTGTGCTACCAGCAGCCGCACGGTGTTTCGTTTCCCGAATTTCCGGTCGAGAGAGCTGATCGTCGAGAGGAGCTCGAAGAATGTCTGCTCGTCCCTCGAAAGGCTTGCGGAACACCCCGATGAAATGTATTCGTTGAGCTTCTCGTAGATTTCCTTGTCCTCGAACCCTCCGAACAGGTCGAGTTTCGACACCTGAAAGGCTTTTTCGCGTCGAATCCGTCCGAGTTGCTGGATGGACGGGATGTCGCCGTCTTTGGCGTTGGCGTAGAGTTTGAGCGATATGTCGGCCGCGACACGGATCTGTCCCTGCTCGATCAGTTGGCGGACGATGCTGCCGGCATCACTGGCTTCGGCGATGAACTGCTCTCGGTCCACCTTGAAGTAGTCGGCGATCTCACGGGGCGTATAGTTCAGTCCTGCCAGCATCCGGATCTCCTCCTGATGCTCCGGGGAGAATGTCGCGCCGATCTTGTCCCGGTCGTATGGTTTATTTCTTGCGGGCATAGGCGGCAATGATTTTGTCTACTTCGAGGAGCTGCGCTTCGTATTCCGCGAGCAACTCCTCGCGGTTTTCCCGAAGATGCGGTTTGTCGTTCTTTTCGATGGCTTTACGCAGCCACCAGACGCGGTATTGAAGGCGTTTTTGCGCCTTGAACAATTCGGGGACGGAGAGTTTTCGGAAAGCGCGGATTTTGCGCAGCCGTTCGAATATCGGATGCACGCCGAGAGGCGTTCGGTGCCGGAGGTAATGGTCGAGTTCTTCGAATATCTGCCGGTTCTCCAGATAGTTGTCGAGAATTTTCCGGGCTGTCGTGTAGCATTCTTCGGGGGATGTGCAGTCGAACAGCGCGGCGTGTGCCCGGGTGTAGTTCTCCCATGCCGTCAGTTTGTCGGCCGCGAGGATTTTGAGTTCGGGCGGGCACCCTGTTTCCCGGAGAAAGGGGTACTGTTCCCGGAATTTGGGCCGCGGGGGTACCTGTCGCTCTTCATTGGCAATGCCGGGGTCGATTCCGGTGAGGGTGCAGAGTTTGGCGATAAGCATCGGCCGGTATTTCGACGGGTTGTCCGCGACCATCCGTGCGAAATGGCGGTTGGCGCTTATCGAGGAAAAGAGCCGGAGCCCTGCGTTGATCCCGGCTCCGGCTCTTAACCATTTGCGAACGTCCTCTGCGATCCTACCGTTTGGCATATTCCTCGAGATAAGGCTGTGCTGTGGGGAACGCTTCGGGCGTCACGCATACGAACTTGCGCAGACGCAGGAAGTCGATCAGCACCGCGGGGCAGAAGTCGGGCCGGGTGACATATCCCACGGCATTGCCGAACGAGAATGCAACCTGATTGGGAATCTCCCCGGCGTGCGCGATCTCGTTGTAACGCCCGATGAAATCCTCGTCGGCAGGCGGTACCGGGTCGGTGAACTCTTTGAGCGTATCGACGAGATGCTCTTTGGTCAGGAGCATCGGGAGTCCGGTGTGTTCGGCCGTTTTGCCCTTGGGGAGAACGCGCCGGCGGTAGAGACTCAGGTCCGCGAGCGTCATCCTGGCTGTTGGGAAACATCCGTGCGGCACGAAGATGAATTCGTCAGGAATCAGGTCGTCCGCTATGATGTTAGCCATCGTTTCGGCTAACGACAACACCGGGACGATGCGGATGTCGGCCGGCGCCGCAGCTTTCTGCCACATGCGGAGCATGAGTTCTGCCATTGCCCCTGCGGCTGCGATTACGATGACCGTGCGCTCGGAGATTCCGAACGCCTGGGATGCGGCCGATGTCCCGGCATCCACATCTTCCGGTTTTGCAGGTTCGGGCGGGGTGATGCTGCCTTCCTGTTCCGACTGGATATCCCGCACTTTCTCCTGGACGCTCGCATCCCCGGCGGCCGTCTGGGCCGTCGGGGTCTGGATTATCGTTGCTTTTTTGGTCATGGAACTGCGTGTTAGGCGGTTTCACCTCCGGCGTCGGACTTGACCTCGAACTCCTCGACAGCGGGGAGCTCTCCGGAGATGTCGATCGGGAGGTATTTTTCGGGGGATGCACCTTTGAAGGTGATCTCTCGCTTGTTGGCCTCCTTGTTGTCGGTGTAGGTGATCTCCGAGAAACAGAGGGGGCAGCACTTGGAGCCATACTTCCGGGAGATTCCTCCCTCGCAGGTCTGGTGGAACGCTACGACCGAGCGGTTCGCCAGCAGGGAGATCACGCCGTCGGCCGCGGCTCCGGGATACGCCCATTTGATTCCGTGCGTGAATCCGATGGAATCGGTCTCCCCGGTTTTCTCGATGGCGGGTTCGATGGTTCCGGATGTGGCGTAGAACTTGATGCCTTTGGCGCCGGTTTTGAGCGCGAACTCCTCGGCCGTGTAGGCTGTCTTCCCCAGCTGGATGTCGGGTTCTTTCTCGATGTCATCGGTGAAGTACAGATACAGGAATTCACCTTTGGGGGTCGGAACCCCCGCGCCCGGTTCGGGGCGGGGGACTGATTTGATTTGCTGTGCCATAGTCTATTCGAAATTAAGCGGTTTCCTCGTTACCTCCGGCGTCGGGGTTCGCGGGGTCTGTCGTCTCGGTTCCGGCAGATCCTCCGTGCGTCCACACGCTGCCTTCGGCCACGATGTTCGAAGAGTCTGCGATGATGGCTTTCGTCGGGTCGTAGTCCGCCGGGACATATACGTACATGGCCTCGCCGATGCGGAAGCCGACCGAGAGCGAGAACTCGCCGATGATGTCCACGTCGTAGTGGTGCTCTTCGATCTTCTGGATGATGTTCGGGGCCTTGTTGATGTCCACGAGTTCCACGAAGTTCTCCTTGGGAGTGGCGAAGAGCATCGGCGAGTTGTACATGGAGAGCAGCGGGACGAGCGTGAACTTGGTGAAGCGCACCGAGTTCCCGATCGTTTGGCCCGTGTACTTGCCGTTTACGGCGAAATCCTGCCGCTGGTAGTGCAGCACCATCTGCTCGGAGCAGTGGATCGGCAGGTTGCCTACGAAATACTTGCTGATGCCGTCCACGTAGGCATGGAATGCGTCGAGGAACTCTTTGCCTTCGAGCGTGAAGAGGTTCACGGCGCCCTTGAAGAAGTTCATCTTGGCCTTGCCGGTCTTGAGATCCTCGCAGATGATGGTTTCGAATCCGTCCATGGCCTGTGCGGCGTCGCGTCCGGCGTCCCCGTCGTTCTGCCCGGCGGGAGCGGCTTCGTACTTGCCCTTGCCGACCATCTTGCGCGTGAGGTCATCCTGGATCTTGGGCAGGATGTGCTGCTCGACGATGTACTTGGTGATGGGCATCTGCGCGAAAGTGGTGTTCTGCTGGTAGAGATACAGGAGCCAGCTTTTGAGAATCTGCGTGGGCTTGATGCGCACGTTGATCTTGTGGCGGCGGTAGGGGATGCGGATCGGGGTGAACTTGGCCTGTCCCTTCGGCGTCCATACGTCGGTGAACTCCTGGACTACGGAGTCGATCAGGGCTGCCGATGCGATGTAGTCGGTGTCGGACTGCACCATCGTCATGTGGACATGGTCGGGAAATCCGAGGTAGATCTCCTTGGTGAGGATGTCGATACGCTGTTTGGGCGGCATCGCCATCGAAAACTCCTTGTTGAGTTCCGCAACGTCGAGGGTGGGGGTGTCGGCGGCCCCGTAGATGCGTCCCTCCTTGAGCATTGCCGCAACCTGCACGTTGTGCAGGGCTTTCATATCGACCAGGATGGCCGGTGCGGGAACCGCTGCGGCTCCGGTCGGTGCGGGATGGGGTTCGGGGAGCTTGGCCAGACGGTCGCGCTCCGCCTCGGCGCTCTTCTGCGCCGCCATCGCGGCAGTGAGACGGTCGTTGAGATCTTTTGCGTCGAGATCATGCGCCTCTTTGAGCGCCGTGAGGAAATTGACGCCTTTCTGTGCGTCGTCGTCATCGCCTGCGAGCGCCTGCTCGAAAGCTGCGATGGCGCCTTCGCCGAATTTCTCGACGGCGACGGCCCGCTGTTCGGCGGTGAGGATCGGCCTGCCGCTCTCGTCTTTTGCGAATTCGGCCGCTCCTACTGTCTTCAGAATGGCCTTGGAAATAGTTTTGAGAAAAGACATGGTATCAAATGGATTGATTCGGTTTCGTGGAATCGATGGCCGCCAGCGCGATGACTTCCTCGAGTGTCATCACGCCGTCGGCGAGGCCGTTGGCGACAGCCTGATCTGCGTAGAAAACGTCGCCGGTGAGAACTCCCGGGGCGTCTGCCGCGAGGTCGGGCCGGTTGGCCTTGATGTCAGTATGGAAGATCGATACGATGCGCGAGAGATCCTCCTTGTAAACGCTTTCGTCCCCTTCCTGAAGACGACGGTAGGCTTTGTTCTTGTCGGGCGATTCGTCGGCATAGATCATGTGGATCTTGTATCCGTTCTTCTCGAGATCACCCGGTGCGGTCTCCATGACCTGGGCGAGGGCTCCGATCGAGCCGACCATGGACGCCATCGTGTTGTCCATATAGATGCGCTCGGCCGCGGATGCGATCCAGTATGCCGCCGAACAGCAGTAATCCGAGTGCACGAAGATCGGTTTTCCGCAGCTCCTGAACTCGTCGATGGCTTTCAGCATGCAGGGTATGGCATCGACACAACCACCTCCGGAGTTTACGGCCAATACCCCCGCTATGACTTGGTCGTCATGTGCGGCGTTGTGTATTGCCCGGGCGACGGTCTCGGTACCGTAACTGCACCGTGTATCCTCTTTGAGGAGCATCCCTTTGAGCGGAAATACCGCGACGGCCCCGTCCACCTTCTTTTCGGTGTCGGGGGCCTCGGGATTCTCGGGGTCGTCCCGGACAAGTCGGACGGGATAGGCCGCTGCTTTTTCCTCGAGGTCGATCTTCCCGCCGGCGAGGATGCGCTGTCCTACGACGAGGGTCGCGTCGTCCACGAGCCATGGATGACGGTATAGGGAGAGTGCGACTCGGATGTCGGGCATAATGCGAATGGTTTAACTCGATGCAAACTTACTCGCAGGCAGGGGCTATGGAAAGGACCTTTTTATGCGCCGCAGGCTTGATCTTGGACTTGTATTCGATGGTTATGACCACCAAATGCTCCTCTTTATGCGTCGGTTGCGCCGGGACATCTTCGGTTCCGATGATATAGTAAGCCTCGGTTGTCCGGACCCGGAAGATGCAGGGTTCGTAGAGCTGACGATCGTCCCGCACGAGTGTTGCGGAGATCTTCGTGGTCCAGACGAGTCCCGGTGTCTCTTTTTTGGATGAGATTTCGATGGAAGCGCTCCCGGGTGAAAGTTGCAGCTCCCGAAATGGGGCCTCCGGGGTGAAGGCCGACTTGACCGAGAGGCGGACGATGGTTTTGCGTGGCATTTTGTTATCGGTTAAAAGTGTAAAATCACTATTGAAACTAAATTTATTTACCAACGGCTATTCCGAAGGCTTTTCGGGCCCTTCGATTCGGTCGTTGTTGTAGCGTGCCTTGTTGTAGAGCGAGGATACCAGACGCTCGAAGTCTTTGAGCTGTTCGCGGTAGATCCGTTTGCCGAGTGTTTCGGCGAAATCTTCGGCGAACAGTTTCCTGCTGACGATGAATGCCTCGATGATCTCCCGCTTCTGGATATTGCGCTTGCTGCCCTTCAGGTAGTAGGCATTCAAATCCAGGTTGAAGATCGTGTCGAGGAGTACGTTGAGCCGGGCTGCATCCTGTTCGGTGAAATAGAGATGGTAGAACTCGGCATTTTGCGAACAGGTGTTCTTCGGGAGTTTCAGGCGTGCTGTGAATCCGTCGCCCCGGACGGGAACCTCGGTCGGCGACCGGCGGACAAGAGCGACCAGCAGACGCCCGAAGTCGTTTTTCATCGTCACACGATGAGTCCCGTCCGGATTGCGGATAAATAGATAATCCAGATAGTTAAAAAGGATTTTGTTTTTGATGTTGAGTTTTACGATCATAAGGATTCTGTTTGTGGAGTCGTTTCTTTTCCCAATACATAGGGTTGAGCCTCACGAAGGTATCTTTATAGATGTCGATCTGCATTTCACCGTCCTCGTCGTCGAAAGCGCCTCTGTCGGCGAGGTACTGGCAGATACCGATGAATCGTTCGACATTGTGCGCGATGTCGGCGATTCTAACCCAGTGCCACGGCGGATACCGAGCCAGTCTCGGGATCAGCTTCCGGGAGTATGTTTCGATCTCCTTGGGTGTGATGTCAAGATTTTCCATATCGTTCGCGGTTGTAGTTTTGCAATGCCGTCTCGATCTGTTCGGCGATGTCGCACCTGCGGGCGGGAATACATTCGAGCAGTCGTGGAATCTTGTAGATCGGTTCTGCACGGTTGAAATAGTAGACGTATTCGAGTCGCCGGTTGTAGGTCTCGATCAGTCGGCAGAGTGCTTCGATCAACTCGACCGCCCCGTCTGCACCTTCGAGGCCGGGAACCTGTTCCCGGATGTAGGCATAGAGGTTTTCCATCCGTTCGACGTAATCCCATGCCAGTTCCTCGGAGTAGCGGGCGAAGACTCGATAGGCCGGCTCCGTCACGGAGAAAACGATCTCTTCGGCCTGACGATGCCGGCGCTTGATCTCATGTCGGAATTTTCCCGCAGCCTTGAGTCCGTCCTCGAGATCGAGCATTGCATAGGGCAGCGCCAATACCATCACGAGCATGTCAACGGCGATGGCGGCCTGCTGCTGTTCGACCTTGCTCGGCCTTTTCGGCAGTCGGTGCGGGGTCATGGCTTGGATGGCCATGCGGCGGCGGAGTTGCGCCGCCTTGATTTGCCGGGACGTCATATAATCAGGCGTGAAGGGTAGGCGGCTATTTCGGGACTTGGGGATGCCGTTTCTTGCAATTCCCGTTCAAACTCTTCGATGCGTGTTTCGTTCCGTCTCACGGCGATCCGGGTTATGAAGCAATGAACTCTGATTCCGGAATCGGTTTCTCCCTCCCATATCCGGGCCGGAACTCCGTTCAGGGTAACGATTTTGTCGGTGTTTTCGATTGTGATTTTCATAGTTGGATTTTTTGTGTTGTTTTCAGGTGATTTTATTTCGTCGAGAGCTGTGGCAGTTGCTTTGCTCCATGCGGTCGCTACTTGGGTGACGACGGCATTGCCGAGGAATTTCTTCTGTTCCTCCTGCGATCCGATGAGCACGTAATCGTCGCCGAATCCCTGGATGCGCTTCATTTCGGGAATCCGAAGCATACGCATTGTTACGTCTACAATTCCATAGAGGATGCAGAACTCTTTCACGCGCACCATTTCGGGAATGTCGTCCGGTTTGATTGTCCAGGCTGGTACTCCCTGCTCGATGGATACCAGATAAGGCGGACGTTTGTCCATCCGGGCGATCAGCGTGAAACAAGGCGCATCCACAGAGCCGCCGGCGGACCGGTATTGCGGATTCAGCAGGTAGTGGGCGTTTACGATACGCTGCTTGGGGTTCGTCAGCAGCGCGCCGGTTGGTTCGTCCACTCCGGAGAGTTGCCCGCCGCCGGAATAGTAGTTGGTGATAAATGGCTGCACCAACTGGAATCGGTCTTTTGTTGTCAGCGTAGGGGCCGGCCGTTCGACGGGTGAGTTGTATCCGTTTCCGTAGTATGCCGATACGAAGGCGTGGTGGTCGATTGTCGTAACGGTTCCGGCCGGGCCGTCAATGGGGATGTTCTTGCCCGCAGGCTGTCCGCTGAACTGCTTGGACAGGAAATCTACACGGACTACGCCGAGCCGGTTTTGTGTCGCCACGGTCGGGCATGGAGCGTCGAGTCCCGGAGCGATGTATTTGCCGGACTGGTTTCGGGAGTTGTATTTGACGAGGAAAGCGTCTTTGCCTCCTGCGACGAATTTCACCAGCCCGGCGTGGATGCGGTCGAGTGTCGCTCCGACGAGTTGCCGGCGGCGATCGAAGATTGACTCACCGCGATCCTCGAAGTCGAGGCATTCCCGCACGGGCCGCCACGGCGCGAGCGGTTCGGTGAAAAGGTCGCGTGTCTGCTCCGGATTTCGGGCGTGCGTCTGCCGCGGCCACGCCATCGGCAAATCCGGCCGCGCGAACTGCCCGAAATATCGTACCCGGGATGTGTAGGCCCCGAAGTCGGCCGCATTGAGCACACGATGTTCGAACCGGTAGCCGTGGGCGCACACCTCCTCCACCCAGCGGCGGTAGAGTATTCCCTTGTGCTCTGGGTCGGGAACCCACACCGGGGCGACGGTTGTTGTCCGTCGCTTGCGGTCGTGTTTGATGTCGAGCGGACAGAAGGCCGCACCGTCCGGGCCGACGCTCTCCTTGACGATGAGCGGCCCCCATTCCATGAACTCGACGACATTTTCGATCTGGATATAGTCGGGGCGCAGCTCCTCGATGTAGCGGAAAAGGTGATCGGCCAGCGTGCGGCTGTCGGCGTCGCGCGACATGCCGCCTTTGGCCCGGGAGTGGTTCGTGCATTCCAGCGAGGCCCAGAGCACGAGCTTTGCGTCCGGGTGCTTCATGCGTTCTCGGGCGACGTGTACTTTCATCGGTCCGAGATCGAGTGTGCGGATGTCCTCGGTGAAGTGGCGCGTGTGCGGGTGATTGGCCGCATGCGAGAGGATCGCATTGGCATCGTGGTTGACGCATGCGATGACCTTCGCGCACTTGCTACCGTCGATCCGCGCCCGCTCAACGCCCGTCGAGGTTCCGCCGGCGCCGCAAAAAAGGTCGATATAGAGTAGTTTGATCGCCATTATTTCCCGAAATCCATGCGTTATGTTATTTGAGTCCGTAATGCCGGCGCTCGAATGCCGTCAGTTCGGATACCAATTCGAATTCATATACCCAGACGCAGGGATTCTTTTCCCATGTTCCCTCTTGGTATGTCGAATCGATAAGCGAAGCATAGGCATCGCGCCAGCTTTTACCTAAAACTGTTTCGAGGGCAGTGCATTTAATGTTCGGGAGGCCAAAATTGCATTCCAGCGCATCGGAAAATATTCCTTCCTTTCTGCAACCTTCATCCGTAATATCCTGCAAACGTTCGCCATGCCGGGCCGTTATCCGGAGGAAGTAGCGGGCCAGCCGCGCCGGCATGGACTGCTTGTTCCGCCAGAATCCGGGTTTGTCGATGTAGTCCCCGTATCCGAAGTCTTGCAGGGCCTGGATGTCCGCCGGATCGTATTTGTAGAACACTCTGTCGGGATCGATGTCGTCGATATACGGCTCTTTGATGTAGATCACCTCGCCGACCTCGTATCGGGGCCGGATGAGATGATGACGGGCCAGCAGATCGGCACGGCTCCCGTCGGGCAGGATGAAATCGCCGCGGGGATTGTTCAGATAATCGTCCGGCTGCGGATCTGCCAGCCGGCGTGTTTCCGTCTTGTACCGGGCAACGACTTCGCGCTGCAATTCTTCGAGAAAACCGATGCTTTTCATTGTTTGCCTCCTTTCTTACTTGCTTCGGACATCAGCCTGTCGATCTCTGCGGCGATGATCCCGCCGCACGCCGTGAGCTGTATGATCCGCATATCCCGTGGGAGATTAGGGTTTGCGGCTACGTCGAGACGCTCCTTCGCATATCGTATCCAATCGATGCCGCTGCTGTCGTCACGGGGACGCAGGAGGGGTTCTCCGAGTATCTGGTCGTGCATGGCGGCAATCAGTCTGATGCCGGAGGAGCGGCGATGGTTCGGAAGGAGCATATCGCCCTCGCCTGTCAGTATCCAGAGTTTGCTGATCATCGGGTAGTGGTGGCAGATTCGGTCGGCCACGTCGAACGAGATGCCGTTGTTGCCGCGCTTGATCTGGTAGAGGTTCTCGCCGCGGGGCAGTCCGATGTGCTTGGCGAAGGCGTTCGTCGTCATGCGTGCGAATCGGATGACGGCCTCGATCCGCGCCCAGTTGTCCGGGTTCTTCGGCCCCGGCTGCCGGGGGCTGTTTGCGGTGTTGTTTTGTACGTTCTTCATAGAGGTTGAGATTTGAAGTTGTGTTTTATTTTTTTAGTTTCCGGTTTTTGCTTGACACTTTGACACCGTGCGTAAATTGCTGTTAATCATCTTTTTATGCGGTGTCAACTTGAAAAATTTTGCTGACACGCAAGTTGACACCGTTTTCGATATGTTGTTGATATTCATTGCTTTATATAATAATTGCCGTTTTTTCGAAATTTTCGAAAAGTGTCACCGATTTTTTAAGTTGACACCGTTTTGACACCAAGTTGACACCGCTAAAAATCGCGTAACTATTTGTATTATATCTATTTATATTTTTATTTCTCTCTTTGGTGTCAAAGTGTCAAAGAAAATCAGAAAGTTTGTTTTGGCGTTGAAAAAATGGTAATAGGGGGCCCTAAAAAATCTTCTCCTCCCCGTCCTCTTCGGCCGTCCGAATGTAGAAGTAGTAGACATCGACACCCTGCTCTTTTCGGTGGATCTCGTTCCGCTTCCGGTCGGATTCGGTTTGCAGCATCTCGTCGGGGTTGAACTCCCATCCCTTGTACTCGCAGAACTGGATGAGGCGGCCTTTGAAGGTCTGCATCTTCACACTGTCCTGTGCCCGCTTGGGGAGCGATTCCTTGTATGCCTCGAATACCTCGGTTTTATTGAGGAAGGTGTCTCGGCGTCCGTCTGCGGCGAAATACTCTTCGGCCCAGTAGATGAAGTCGTCGCCGATCTGACGCTGGATGTTGCGCTGCTCGATGTCGTGCATCGGCGGCTGGAGCGCGACCTGATGCTTGATGTATACGTGCATACATGTAAGCATGAAAATGTAAAATTCGTTCATCTCCTCGGGCGTGTAGTCCTGGATCAGATTCTTCCCGAACTCCGTGGCCGGGTTCCGCAGCGAAAGCTTGGCGGCCGGGTCTGCCGAGTGGTAGTAGTCGGAGAATGCCGTGAACCATATCCGTCGCCGGAGGGAGTTGTCGAACTCCCGGATGGCATGGTTGCTCGAAAAGGATATTTTCGGGGACTCGGCGTATTCGAGCGTTACGGCCGCGGCATACTTGGCGTTGATGGTGATCTTGTTGGTGATCGCCGGCATGAAGCGGTGGAGGTCGATCGACTTGTTCACGTCGTCGAAGTAGATCGTGTCCGTCACCCCCTTGACAACCCCCTGGAATAGGAACTCCATCTTGTCGGGGCGGAGCTCCTGCCCATTGATGAAAAGCTGGTTGCGCATCTGCTCGATGCTGCCCAGGAAGAGCGACTTTCCGGTTCCTCCCTTGTGCTGGCCCTCGTCGGAGATCTCCGTCTCCATGGCGTAGACCGCCTTTGCCTCGGCTGCCGATTTGTATTTGGTCAGCAGGTATCCGAGTGCCATGACCTTTGACATGAAGTGCAGATCCTGCTCGGCGCGCTCTTCGTCGGTGAGGGGCTGTCCCATCTCCTCCTTGCGCCAATGCACGCGCCCGGTGTTGTAGATGTACCGCAGGAAAGAGAAATCGGGGCGGTTGATGCGCAGCTTGAACCTCGCCGTCCCTGTCAACGTGTCAAGCGCAGCTTGCATTTGCTTATAAATAGGGGACCGGGGATTAAGGCCCTGCATTTCTTTCCGTATCGCAAGGGCGGCCGGCGTTTCCACGATGTCGAACGGAAGCACACCGTTCCTGTCCAGTTGTATTTCGTGGTCGAGAATCTTGTTGCTGTACTCGAAGTAGGGCCAGTCCTGCGGACGAATTTCGTGCAGGCCGTCCCGGTCGATGCGGATGATCTTGTTCTTGAATAGCACATGGTCGAAATTCGCCCCGAAATAACGGAAATTCGGTGCGATCATCCGCAGCTTCTCCAGCGATCCGAGCTTCACCTGGTTGCTTCGGTGGATGGCGTTGGCCAGCGCCTGCGAGTAGTACTCGGGATGAGCATAGAGATAGCGGATCAACTCGGCATTGCATTCCGACGCGATGGCCTGCTCGTCGATCAGGCGGACGATGTTGTCCCGGATGTAGCAGAAGGTGAATCCCTTGCTCGTGGCCGAGGATTCGATGCGATAGTATCCGCTCGCTTGCAGGAAGGAGTAGAGCTGCTCGTTGTTGATGTCGAAACACTCCTTGCCGCGGCGGTCTTTGAAACGCACCCAGAATTTCAGCGATCCGGATACCCGGAGCAGGTTGCTGAAGATTTTGTAGGGGTCTTGTGCCGCAGGCTTTCGGTAGTGCATGAAGAGGTCCTTGGCATCCTTGCAGGCTCCTCCTTTGCGGGTCTTGAAGCGTTTGAGGTCGTCCGGGAGGCGGATGATCCGGAGGTCGAGGTATTTCATGGCGTGCCGGAAGGCGTTGGCGACTCCCGTGCTGTCCTGATCGTAGAGAATGTAGACCTCTTTGGCTATCTGCCGGAGGTGGAACATGTCGGCCCGGGGAAGGTCGGCCGTTTCGGAGTTCAGCCATGCGACATGCCATCCGGCCCGGCCGGTATTGATGCAGGCGTTCCGGACATTCAGGGCGTCGGAACCTCCCGAACAGAGGATGATTGCGTCGCATTGCTCCTGCCGGGGCGAGGCGTTTGCGGAGTCCATATCGCCCTCATCTTCCGGATCGTCGTCGTCGCCCTGTTCCGGCGTCTCTTCCTCCTCTTCCCCGACATCCGAGATGTCGGGCGTCCGACGCTTGGAACCATCGAACGCTTTGAGGAACCATGAGTCGCCGAAAATGAAGTCGGCGGGCTTCTCTCCGACGAACATGAAACGGAGCTGGGCCGACAGCGGCTGGTAGAGCCGTCCCCATGTCCCGTAATCGTAGTAGAAGATCGGATAGTTCTCCGTGGCCGAGATCTTCCAGCTCTTCCCCTTTTCGTTTTTGCGGGTGATGTAGGAGTCCAGCGGTACCAGGCGGAGTTCGTTGCACACCTCCTGCGTGATCTGATGTCCGAGCAGATCGAGTTCCCATTTGGAGAATTTTCCACCCTTGCGGCGTTGTACGGTCATGGCGTCCTGCGGGGCCGTTTCGGCCCGCCCGGGCTCCGGCTGTACGGAAACCGCCGAGGCCCCGGCAAGCAGGTGAGGAGCGTATTTCGACGCGATGAACTCGATCGCCTGCGGGTATGTTAGGCGCTCTTCCTCCATGACGATCGAGATGGCCGTGCGGGCCTTGGTATCGCCGCCGCCCTTGTCTTGCAGGAACCAGATGCCGTCGCGGTTGAACACGGTGCACGAAGGGTTCCGGTCGTCCGGCCGGAGCCTGAAATTCCGGCGCCGCTCGAATCCGTCCCGGGACGCGGGGTAATAATCGAGGATAACCGTCTTGCCGCCTTCGGTGGCCTGCAATACGTCGTCTTTGCTTACTTTGTTCATAGTGTTCGAGTCGTGGGGAATGCCCCCCCCCGATAGGTTTATAGTTTCTCTATCTGGCGCAGGATCATCCCTGCGCGGTGGTATTGCTCGTAGATCTCGCTTCGGGGCGAGAATCCGGCAGGCAGGCGGTTTTGGAGCAGCCCCGTTTTGAAGGCTTTGATCGCCCGGCGGATCGTCTCGAACTCTTCCGGCTTCAGATCCATGACGGCAATGCGGCCGTTGCTGTCTTTGTCTACATACATGGCGCCCAGATTTTGACCAGCAGCGATACGGCGAGTACGATCACGAGGATCGAGTCCCAGAAGATGATGTTGAGTGTCGGAGAGGCCCCGCGGGTCTTGATGCGGTTGTAGGCGACGCCTGTGGCGACGACGCCCCGCCAGAGGATCGCCGCGATGCAGATAGTCGAGAGGATTGCAGTCAT